AGACTCCATACCATTTTCCATATCTAATATAACGTAGAAGTTTAAATCATCTTCTGTAGCTACTATCATCTGTTCTACTAAGACTTCATTAAGATCAATTACTATACAAGTACACTCACTATCTACTGTAGAAGAGAAGAAAGCACGATCCTCTGATACTTGAACTAACGGTAGATGGTATTCTAAATTATCTATAGTTGTAGTACAGATTACTACCTTACCTTCAGCTATAGCATTATATATCTCTTCTACAGATTTATCAGAGGTATATACTCCACCACTTTCAGATACAGTTACATAAAATGTAGTTTCGATGGAGTCTAGAGCACCTTTCATTAACTGGAATATCTTAGTTATTCCAGTATCTCCTAGATTTTTGAATTTAGAGTCAGACAATTTATGACCTCCTATCGATATTATATTGATTATAGTATAAAGGTGAGGTGAGTTAACTCACCTCACCTTTATAATTCAATAATTATATCTTGCGAATCTATGATTAAGCAGTAAATCCAGCGTTAGTCCAGAGAGTCTGAATATCGTCAGCAGAGTATTCAGAAATATTAGCTTCCTGAACAAAGCCGTCGAAGCTCATAGCCATTACGTCATACTTATAAGCTCCATCGATCTCTACGATAGCAACGTTAACGCCTGCCTTATACTGCTTACCAGTACCTTCAACGAAGTCTGCGTCAGTAGTGAAGTCGTTGGAGATATTGTAAACATTACCAAGAACTGCTTCTGCAGGTTCAGGAAGTTCTTCGTAAACAATTGTACCCGATGCCTTGTAAGCAGCAGCAATCTGAGCCTTAACAGCAGCATCTGCATAATCCTTAGCAGACTGAAGTGTAGCAGCATCACCAGATGTGATATTAGCAGCATTAGTAACGGCAGCAGCCTTAGCTTCGTCAGCAGTAGACTGAGCAGCAGCGGCAGCAGCAGTATTTTGAGCGATAGTACCTTCTACTACCTTCTTTAACTCAGCAGCAGCAGTTGCTTCAGCAGCAGCCTGCATGCCATCCCACTTTTCCTTATCGCCAGCAGCGATCTTATTAAGCTCATCAGCATTCTCATGATTATGCTTCTTAGTAACAGCATCAGCTAAATCTTCATTGGACTGAGTGTAAGTATCAAGAAGATCCTTATTAGTATGGCTGTGAGAAGCGTTAACCTTTGCCTTAAGAGATTCTTCTAAATCACCTTCAGCAACCTGATCCTTGGAAGCAAGAGCCTTAAGACCATCAACCTTAGCCTTGTCTTCCTTAGACATAAGACCATTTTCAGACTGAGTAGCTAAGCCAATGATAGCATCAAGTTCAGCCTTAGTAACAGCAGATGCAGCAGTTACATGACCTTCACCATCAACAGTAATCTTGTAGATACCAGCGTCGTAAGCACCGTGAGTAGCGTGAACGTACTTATTAGCACCCTCTTCGATACCTGCTAACTTACTGAAGTCACCCTTAGACATGAGACCGTCAGCTTCTGCAGTAGCTAATACGTAAGTAGTATCCTGACCAGGAATACCAAGACCTGTGATGTCAGCCTTCTCAACTGCAGATACTGCTACAACATGACCTGTAGCATCTACCTGAACCTTGTAAAGTCCGATATCACGAGCTGTGTATTCGGGATGAATGTAGTTATTAGCATTTTCTTCGATACCATTCAGCTTTGCAAGAAGCTCATTAGTAAAGTCGTTAGTAGATAGACCCTTACCAGCTTCTTCATACTGAACCTTACTGAATTCAGTAACTAATAACTGTAGTAATTTCTGTAAACCATCATTACCTAAATGCTTGTAGTTTGTTGCCATAATAGAATTACCTCCAAATAAAATTTATTAATTACTAGTATTGCTACTAGTATTAAACAATTGTGACCAAAGAGATTCTACATCCTGAGGAGTATACTCTTCTATGTCTTTCGAATTTACTTTAGATTCATCGAGTTCTTTAAATTTACTATCTACATACTCTTTAGTAGTAACATCTTTAGGGTCTGAGATTCTTCCGAAAAATTTCATGATACTACCTCCTACCTGTAATACGTTACTATGATACTTAGATCAAAAGAAAGAGCTTCAGAGACAGAGATAGTTACTAAATTGTCTTTACATAATACATCAGTCAATACCTGCTCTCCAGTAGAATCCTTAACTACTGCATCAACGAAGTTACTACCTTCAGGGATATTGATATCTACAGATGTAGTCCCTGCAATAAGAGTAGAGGGCATATAACCTGTCTGGAAGTCAGGAGCAGCTCCTATTTCTTTTAAAGTACGGTCAGCATCAATCTTATAGACAGTAACTACGTCATCCTCATATACAGTAATTATCTGTCCTATATACGATGTACCGCACAGTCCTCGACTATCAGGATCAGATCTATTACCAGCTGCATATTTTACAGCATCTGCATAACTATCGAATAAATCCGTACGGTCTATAGGGAATTTACCTGTACGTTGAAAAGGTTTTGGAAAGTCTACTTTACTTTTAAAATTTTCGACATAACTAGCCAATAGTCTCACTCCTTTCTTAAGATATAGTTACTTTATAAAGATTCTTACTAAGACTTACATCAGGAGAGTAAACGTATACATCATAGCTAATAGGATCATAACCATTAGCACCTTCAACTTCTACGTTCACTTTTTCAAATACATCATATACGTTGATATTGAAAGCTCCTGTATCTATGACACTAGATAAAGATAGATTAAGATTTGTAGGGAATGCTATCACAACTTGATTAGTCCCTTCTGATATATCTAGATCGAATGTAGTACCTTCAGAAGCAGGAACACTACTATGAGTGAGAGACCTAATATTACCTGAATTTAATTCTATAGGAGATATAATAGATCCGTAGAAATACTTACGAAATCCTGATATAGCACTCGTAGAAGACTTTTTAGTACCTGCAGAAATCTGAGACTCAGGATAAGGATTCCCTTGCTCTGTCAGAGGGACATACCCTGCAGAGTGAGTAGCTTCTACAAAGATTTTATATTCTGTAGTATCTCCTATAACTACTTGTTCAAATGTATCTGAAGCATCACTAGACTCGTGAGGAGGAGTATTGTTATCGTATACTCTTAAGCTCTCTAGAACTACACCTGTATCGTTAGAATATGTATAGGAACCAGGATGGAATACAGTACTATAGGAGATAGGAATAGTCGAACCTACTTCTGCTCCTGATGCATCAACATCAGATAGTGTAATTCTAATAGAAGGTTCTACCTTCTCAGGAAATTTATCAGGAGTACTAACTCCTAAAGGGACCCACTTTTCTCCATCATACCAGTATAACTTATTAGGAAATACAGAAGTATCTGTCCAGAACATACCACTTACAGGAGAAGATGGAGCCTCTATATCTGGATGAAATCTAGCATTCTTTACTGTATTCTTGCTCATATCGATATCAGTCAAATAACGACGCACTCTAGGAACCTCCTTTCTTAATTGAGATAAGCGTAACCTGCAACAGGACTAGTGAATTCTAGATAGATAGAATTTTCATCAATATAAGCTACATCACCTATTACAGCATTACCTAAATCATCTATTACAGAGACTGAAGGATATTTTCCTAGACTGTGGTCTATTACCCACTTAGAAGCTTTAGTAGACTGAGTGAACTTATAAGATAAATCTTTAGAATCAGTAATATCTGTTACTAGTTTCTTCCAAGAAGCTTTATTATCTTTTAAAGAAACTAAGATGTATACATCTTCAGTTACAACATTAATCCAGTGAGTAAGTAGGTCATATCCAATGTCGTCTATAGTAGGGTTCTTATCAGATGCTTTGTAGTCTGCACCTAATTTACGTAACTGGTTATCGTACTCTACTATATACAGATTACATTTATCAACTTCATGGACAGAAAGAATCTGCCCCTGACAATTGTATCTCTGTACCCAGGACTCAGCTTCCTCATAGGACTCAAATTTATATCTTTGTTCATAAGTCTTTATTCTATTATTAAGGTCATAGAAGAAAATTTCATTAGAATCTTCTGTGAGTATTATACTACCTGGAGGTATAACTCCTAAGGTAATAGCTAAGTCTATATTATCTTTATGACCGTAAGCTACTTTGTAATTAGCCATATAACTCTCTCCTTTCCTAGAATAATATTAGAGTATCTTCAGAATTTTCTACTTTAGGGTCAAATAGTATTAAATCACCTTCAGTAGTATCTTCGTCTGTATCATCAACTTTATTTATCTTATTGAATAATATGAGAGTTCCTTCTGCTTCTTCCTTATTAATTATGATAGGAGTAAAATTACATATTAGTTCATCTTTACTGAGAGACATAGTATTGCTATTTATGTCTTCTAAAGAATGAGGTTCGAATTCTCCTAATTGAGGTAGATCTCTTGTAAGGGTTCTATCCTCTAGTACATTTAAATCAGCTTTACTAACCAACATATGTTTGGAGTCATCTATAGTACCTAGTATTAGATCATACTTATAGTCTCCTTTAGGTATCATATCTCGAGAAGTAAATACGATTATAGAACATGGTTCATCGTTTATAGTTATAGACTCAGCTACTTTAGAGAGAATAATCTTTTCAGTATCTCTATCACGGATTATCATAGTTATAGTATCTGTAGGAGTAAAGTTAAAGATATCTCCTTCTGAATTTCTATACTTGACTCTAAAAGCATAATCTATACTCTGATATATGTATATTCTAGTACCTACTATAGAAATCAAAATTTCACCTACTATCTACCTTGAATCATAAAAATCTTTTACTACGTCTACTCTCAGTTACAGAATCTATTCTCTCTAACTCATAAGGATAGAACCATATCTCTCTTAAATCTTTAGTTCTGCATAATATCTGCTCATTACCTATACGGAGTACCCAAAGTACTTCTTTAGTGTAAGTATGCTGGAGTTTTTCACCTATTGTGAAATCCATATTCTCCTCCCCTTCATCTTAAACATTTATTTTATAGCTTCTCCTAAAAGAGATTCTCCTAATATGAAATATCCAGGATAATTAGATTCTAACAGTTCTCCATTTCTATTATATAAGTGACGAGACATATAGTATGAAGACGTACTAGGAGTACAGTACAGAATTGATTCTATGATACGATCATAACTTTTATTACTATTTATACTATAGACTATCTTTTCTATATCAGGGAACATAGTCATAGAAATTCCTAAGAATTTATAAGGACTGTAATTATTTAGCTCTATCATCGGGAGATTTATAAGTCTAGTCAATTCTAAGAATATAGATCTTCTACCTGACCATAGAGAGTCATTAGCATCTCTAGGAGTTGTCATCCTCTCTATATCTGTCTCAGTAAACCCTCGTCGGAGCATCTCATTTATCTCTTCTTCAGAGAATTTAGGATTAGGACTTAAGGGATTATATCCACTCAACATAAGTCCTTGTCTTGCCTTTAATACATCTAACTGTATCTGTAATAATGTATGTTCATTAACAGAGTACCTATAGTAATTAGAATTCTCATCCGTTTGATTAACATCCATATGGAGAGTGTTAGTGAAATAAATATAATTACCTGCTGCTACTAATTCTTTTATTAAGAATTCTTTCAAGTCAGGTATAGGGTATGTATTATTAGTGAGTCTTATCTCGTAGACTCCTGAACGATTCATAGTAGGAGTTTTATTCTCATAGAGACTAACTATCTTACCTTCATAATAATCTCCTATTCGTAGTATATCTCCTATATTTAAATTATCAATATTAGTGAGGAGTACTCGAGTAGTATTTTCCAATATTCCTAGAGTAGCTTTATAATTATCACTGTATATATCGTATACTAAAGTACCTGAAGGAATATTCTCAGGAGCAGGAGTGTCTAATTCTACATAACTAGATCTTCCATCTATGAATTTATGAGTACCTGACAACTTAGACATACTATATCTGAATATAGTATATGAAGGTATTATTACTTTTACATCTTTAGGGAGAGTACCTCCATAATACTTCCACATATTTTCTATAGTGTCCACAGACCCTCTCATCTTGTACACATACAGTATATTATCTAAGATAGCTATCTGTTCCTCTATATCTGCATCTTCTCTAATAGTAAAGAGGAATTGTTCTGCTATAGTCTTCAGAATATCTAATCTATTACTAGAAGGAGAAACAATTTCAGGGAATCTTACAGTGTACTCATATAGAGTCTGTAATTTCTGTGTAATTATCTCTATTAAAGTATCCTGTATAACTGTAGGATACTGTTTCAAAGGTTCTAGTAAGTGAGACCTAATAAATGAACTTATATCAGTCATGAGTATCCTCCTTATCTTATATGTAAATCTAATTTACCTAATTTTATAGCTGAGAATTCTCCGATATGATATACTTCATTAGGAGTGATCGCCACATCTTTAACTCCTTCTATACTCATAATAGTAGTAGCTAAACTCAGTGGATAGAATGATTCTCCTATATCTCTTTCTCTAGACTTGAAGTAGTCTATTATAGTTTGAGTTACATTGTACTGGAGTCTACTATCAGATATATTATTATATCTTTTCTCTATTGTTACACTTAAATCTAAGTAAATGTAAGAAGGAGTAATTACTTGTACATTTACAGGAGGAATAGCTCTCCTAGATAGATAGTCATATACTATCTTTTTTAATGTATCTAAGGAATCTTCTGAGTTTTTAGGAACTACTATTACCTTCACTTCATGATAGAGACAGAGATCAGGTAGTGTATTGATATCATAAGCTTTAGCATCTGCAACTCCATCTACTAACTTAGCTAAACTTTCATAATCTCCTAAAGTAACTGCTCTTCCTTGAGCTTTGATAGCTCCTGGAGCTGTCTCTCTAATTTCTCTACTAGATTGTGAAGAGGAACCTCCTGTACTAGGATTGTTATTATTTACTGAGAATTCTATATATCCTACAGTATCATCTTTTATACTTGTCTCGAGGATTGTTATACTATTACTCTCAACTCTTCCTTCCTCAGCTAGAGTAGATATGTATGAAATAGTAAGATCATCTTCAGTACTAGGAATTATACCTCTCAGTCCATCTCCAAAATAAATAGTGATAGAGTTGTCTGTATTTAACTCTGATTGATAAACTCTATCTAGTTCTGTAGAGAATATGATATAATCAATAGGACTCCATAATCTTTCTCTATCATCAATTATTTCAATAGACTCTATATCTATATTATTGTCTACTAATCTAATACTTTGATTCTTAGCACCTACTACGTTACTGAATCTAGAGATTCCAGTACCTTTATAGTTAATAGTCACTAATTTACCTTGATAACATGGCACTACTACTCTATGTTCTCCTGCTAATAAATAAGCATCTTGCATAGTCAAATATTTTATACCTGACTTTGTAGAAAGAGATGTATGTTTAGGTATCTTTACTGTATGTCCATATATAGATGAACTAGTGAACTCTACATCACATATAGCTCCTTTAGATGACCTAATATCATAGGATAGCTGCTTAGCTAGTCTGAATATGTTAGCTCTCTCTTTTGCAGTAGTGATGAAAGCTTCTAATGCTTGATGATCTTGATAATATTGCATCATATCCACTAATGCATGTACATAGTCTAGTATGATTATACCAGGATCAGTCACATTCAAGTCTGTCCATTTTCCATTACTGATAATAGGGATTTTAGATATTCCTTCTTGACGTGAATTCTCATAATCACGTCTCGTATAAGAAAATATATTATTCTCTGACATCCTGTACCTCCTTATTTAGTTATAGCTTATTTCATTTGTATCATACGTACCTAATCTGTAAGGATATACATAATTAGCAGGTACATTAGTATTTATTACTCTATAGCTTATAGATACATAGAGTATGTTATTATCAATGACATCGTCATCCAGTAAAAATTCTATACTAGACAATGATATACGAGGCTCCCATCTCTTGATGTCTTCAGTTATAGTGTATCTAACCTTTTCCATCAGTACTCTATCTAGAGGGTCGAACTTATACTTTCGTAAGTCAGATCCAAATTCAGGCATCATCAATCTACTACCTTTAGGAGTTTCAAATATCAGAAATAAACTTTGATTGATACGAGCTATATCTTCAGTATACTCTAGTCCTCCTGAAGAAGATTTATTGTAAGGAAATGAAGGACCTCTACCTATTAAGTTATTAGACTGTGCCATTTATTACCTCCCTCTAGGACCTCCAGTAGATCCTACTCCTAGCATTACTCCACCATGTCTATGAGATATAAGACTAATATCATTCGATAATACATCAGTATCAGATTCAATAACTCCGGAGACTTTCATATCTCCTTTTACTAAGACACTACCTTCAATAGTAATATTCTTAGGACTTACTGTAATGGAATTATTTCCTATCATGATATGGTAGGTGTTAGTACTCCTATTATAAGAAATTTTATTATCTTTTTCTATATAGAAATCTATTACGTCATTCTTGATTTCTATATCTCCTATACCATAAGTACCTCCTATATAGACAGGAAAATCTCTATTTGCACCTTCGAAGAATACCCATACTATATCTCCTTTATCAGGTATGTGAACACTTCCTCGCTCTTTACTTATAGGAGATAAGACTATAGGTCTAGCCCAAGGTAGTATCTCTACAGGATAAGTAAGTTCTCCATGTACTGAAGGAACTCTAATCTTGCATCTCCCTAAATTCTCAGGGTCTATATTGTCTTCTACTATTCCTCTATAAATAGACGAGTAGGTTCTCGTGTAAGCGTTCTTAAACATATACTCACCTCTATTTCAGTATAGGCTTAGAGTGGAGTATCTCTAATCCATCTATATCTCCTGCAGTTGCATTCTTCAGCAACTTCAGTGTTGTAGTCATACTACCACCTTGGATAGAATCTGTAATACCTTGGATCCAGTAGACTCCTGAAGTATGATGTAGATGTCCTGAGTCTGTCATATTAATTACTCTAACAAAGTCATGTATCTGTATAGTAGGATCACCTAATATAGTCAAGGTAGCAGAGTAACCATCATGTATCATGGACTTCATATCATAATACACTCTACTCTTCGTCTGCGATGGTGTGTACCCTGACTGTTCTACTAGTACACTTGACTGGTCGAACTTAGTATGAACTATATCTCCTGTAGCTGTAGTGATAGTATCTCCTTTATTAACTTCATAGTACTCTTGATTCTTCGTCTTAGTATCGAATACAGAACTTCTGTATTCAGTAGCTATTTCGAATGTACCACTACCTCCGAATACTCCTTTTATATCTACAGTGAAGTCTATTACTGAACTATCATATCCTTTTCTTACAATATAAGTACGAAGATTATCTGTCCTAGTAGTACTGTATCCTTCTCTTTTAAAGTAAGCTACTCCTTCTGAGTCTATATCGAAACTGAATAATTCTTCTCCTACTTGTGAAGCTTGTGGGATAATAGTATCATAGATGTAAGTGATAGGAAAATCTTCTATTATATTAAAAGGATTGTCTGCCTGTACGTCTTGGGATTCATCGAAGTTTTCATCTAGTACAGTATATCCAAGATATTCACATATCTTCTTTACAGCTTCTGTAGGATTATACGTATCTAATACTATACTAGTCTGAGTTAAATTATCCACTACACCTTCTGTTACAGCTTCTACTGAGAGGATAGTACCTGTATCTTCGAAAGATAAACTATAATTTAGTAGCATTAATTTAACTCTCTTTGATTTTACTCCTATACCATAGTATCCGTACTCTATATAGATATTGTTGTAATTAGCAGCAAGTACTTTCTCCATCTCTTGCCAATTATCATCGAATACAGTAAATATAACGGACTCTCCTGCTCCGTCTAATCTACTGTATTCGAAAGATTGGATGAAGTTAGGTCTAGCTGGATTCGTAGCTAGTAGAGTTTGATTATCCCCTACATAGATATTTACGAATGCATGAACAGGTTGAGGGGTTGCTCCTGATACTCTCTGTCCTACAGTAGTACCTCCAGCATCTACCACACTGTGATAAGATTTGTGTATATCCTCTAATAGTACATCCTCTAAATTTAAGTTAGATCCAGGAGTGTAAGATGCTGAAAGATAAGTAGGTCCTCCATGTTCTATGTAAGGTGTAGGATCTACTTTATCCCCTCCTACTATTATCTCGAAATGTAAATGAGGTCCTGTACTATTTCCTGTACTACCTACATTACCTATCTGCTCTCCTGCACTTATAGGATTGCCTTCTATCAGCTGGCTCTTTTCTATCATATGAGCATATACAGTACGTACTCCTCCATCGTGATCCAGATATACGTAGTATCCATAACCATCAGGATCACTACCTACACGAGCTACTGTACCATCTGCTACTGCGAATATAGGCTCTGCTGCTCCTCCATACGTGCCTAGATCTATAGCTCCATGGAATCCACTACCTCTCTGCCCGTAAGGACTAGTTACAGTATATGTACCATCATTAAGAGGATTATTTTTATATACAAATTCCATAGTTCCTCCTTATGACCTATAGAAGTATTCCATTATTACCATACAGTACTTCTAGAGAAGGTATCCTCAATAGAGTACCTGGTAGTAACATAGTCATCGGGTCATAGATATCATTAGCTTGAGCTATCACCCACCATAGTAGAGGATTGCTATAATACTTGTGAGCTAGTAAATCTAATCTAGATACTTCATTAGATTTCACTCTATGATATAAATCATTAGGATGACTAGGTATATCTACTATCTCCCTCGTAGACAGTAATACTTCTTTCGTCTCTATGTCTTTCAATATTTTACAATTCTTGTATCTATCTGAGTAAGATTTCGAAGAATTCTTTGACTCTTCATAGAACTCTCTAGTATTCAATTACTTCACTCTCCTTCTGAGTAAGTAGGTACATTAGTAGGGTCTCCTTCTATCGTAGTACCTGCAGTATAAAGAGAAGCTGTATTTGAAGTACTAAGTGCAGAAGTCGGACCTGATCTAATATCTCTATAATCTGGAGGATTAACAGCTATCTGTGTAACTGTGAAATTCAATTTCACATACATAGCTCTCTTCTGTTCATCAAAAGGTTTGAGATGCTCCACACTCACATTACTAATTACGCCTACTATACTCAGAGTAGGACCTAGTATTAAGTGTACTGTAGGAGGAGGTTTGATGATAGGATTAGAGTAGTCAGGATATTCTAAGGATTTCACAAAATTTATATCCTTGTACATTCTATCTAAAGTTTCTTCCTTGCTCTCTCCTGAGGTAGGAGCGTAAAGACCTACACCTGCATATAGGTCTAAAGATAGACTCACTACTCTAGAGTTAGTAGACTCATAAGACTTCACAGAGACAGATCTCCCTCTTATCTCTACATCACTCCATTGAGCTCCTGCTTGTTCAGAGAATTCAGGTATATAAAATCTAAACTCTTCATTATGAGTAATATCTATGAGATAACCATAATCAAATCCTGTAGTAGATAATTCTGATAATCTACTAGCTACTTTAGCAGCATTAAAATCTAGAGAAGAGAGTGCAATATACTCCTCTGGAGATATAGACTCGAACCCTGGAGTATGAGTAGCCTCTGAATCTCTTCCTATAGAGGTTTCAGCACTAGAGAGTAATCTCAAAACATATATAGGACTACCTATACTAGTCTCTTCTATTACACCTACTCCTTCTTTAGAGTAGATACGAGTACCCTCACCTGTAGCTATAGCTACATCAATTATTTGATTGTGGTAATCATAGAATAGTAAATCTCCAGGAGCTAATTCAGAAGTAGTGACTTTCCTAGCTCTATCTTTATACTTGTAGTAATACTCACTAGCTGAATACTCTTGTATATCTACTCCAGCTTCTCTGTAAGCGTAGTAAACTAGTCCAGGACTATCTGTACCTCTCTGATCATTGTCATACAAAGACTCTCCCTTGATATAAGGGATTTTCTTCTCAACTACTGTGCGAGCTATAGACACGATACTCTTTCCTTTAGAGCTAACAGGAGAGGATGTAGGTGTATATCTATCAAATAGAGTCTGAGCTGCTTTCCCTCTAATATCACCTTTCTCTTCTTTATTAGATGGACGTTCATAATATACGCAGAAATTATATCCTGCTTCGTATGCTCCATCTCTAGTATCTTCTAAATCCTCTATATGAGATCTAGCAACATACTCAGAATTGTAAAGTTCATATCCGAGGAACTCTAATTGTTGAGCTACAGAAGGACTTCTAGTCCCTGCATAGGAGAATAGCTCCTCTCTTCTAGAGTTCCACTGGAATAGTCCGTAAGCATCTCCACTATCTCCTACAGCATTAGGTCTAAATCCAGACTCTGCTTGAGCATTAGCTAATATACCACAAGCTATAGCATGATTGAATCCTAACTCATCAATTACGTAACGATAGATTTGATCTTGAACACTCAATTTAGTCTCACCTCAATTCTATCAAGTATTCATACTTAAATACTGTCTTAAGAGTACTTTATTTATATCATTATGTTTTGAGTGTGCACTCGATAATCTCTCTTTCAGATTATTCTCTTCTTTCCATAGAGATAAGAACATCCTTATCTCTCTCATCTCTTCTATAAAGGATATTAAGTACTCTTTACTCTCTTGATACTCTCTCTGAGTATTTTCTTGCTCTCTTGTCAAATATTCAGTTAAGTATTGTAATTCTTTACTATTTACTGCAGGATTATACTTCTTAGGTACTACAGCCTCTCCTTCATGGAGAAGAGCTATATGATCTTTTGTGATGTAATCAGTACCTTGTCTATATGCAGGGAGATGTAAATGTTCAGGACCAGTTGCTCCGAACATCTCTGCTACTTCATCATCGTAATCCTTATCTAATATCTCTTTCCATATCTCATCAGCTGATTTTCTATTTTTATATATAATCGCTTCCTGATATTTATTCCATAATTCAGTTGCTTCATCTATTTCGTCGAAATTGCTGTAATTAGCTTCTCCTCCTAAATATGTAGCAGCTCTATTCATATCTGTGGCATTGATAGTAGTATTCCCTAGATGATGCTTATCCCAAAGCCAGTTCTGTCCTCCCATGAGGATATCATTCCATTGATCATCTGAGATCCATCCTCTCTCCACTACTTTATCTATCTTGTTACGAGTATCTTCGTCAGTAACCGAAGATTTGATCATATTGAGGAACTGTAGTCTCTCTTCAGGAGTATCTGCCTGCTGCTCTACCATCTGTAAAAACTTACTCTGCTGTTCTTTATGTTTCTCAGTAGTATATCTTTCAGCTTCTCCTAGAATATTATCTGTGATAGTAGTCATAGCAGAAGCCGCAGATTGATACTCTTTTATAAGATTACTCATCTGATCTTTCTGCATGCTACGTAATTCTTCTTCTTCCGCTATGCCTGCTTCTAGGAGTAATTGTCTCTGTTTTTCTATATCTGTTTCTTTATTGAAATTATAAGAAAGATCTAGGATATCAGTGAATCTTTGTTGATTCTCTTCTTGTAGACTTTTTTCTATCTTAGCTAATTCATCTACTGCAGCTTGAGCATTTCCTCCAAGAGCTGTAGCATTCTCGTAAGCAACCTTACCTAATGCAGCTAATCCTCCTGCTGCTAGTAGAGCCCATCCTACAGGATTCGTAACACCTGCAGCTAGTAGAGTACCTGCACCAGCTACTCCGAGTCCTCCTTCAAGTCCTCCTAATACTCTAGTACCTGTACTATTTCCTGTATCTACCATGTCAGAGAATCCGTCGAAAGCTAGAGCTCCTCCTGCTACTACTCCTCCTCCGAGCATAGCAGCTCCTCCGATACCTCCTCCGATACCTGCTACTCTAGATAGACCTTGAGTAACTCCTCCTAGACTTCTAGGAGTAGAGAAAATACCTCTATACATACTCTGCATGCCTATACTTCTCATACCTGATACAGCTCTACCTCCGAGACCTCCACCTGATCCTGTACCTCCTAGTAGAGCGATAGCTAATGCTATATCAGAGAAGCCGAATGGGAGAAGTTCTTGGATACTAGCAGTTACTGCGTATATCTGCTCTAACCAATGATTAGTCTTATTAGCCATAGATACATATTTATCTGCTACTAACTCTTCTGCTGAAGATTTATCAGAATTTTTCTCTATGAAATCTTCTAATGAAGTCCATCCATCAGAATTCTTCAGATTCCATACTTCCATAGCTAGATCCATACTTATACCGTAATTCTCTAGCATCTTACTTAGATTAACTGCTTCTCCTTCTCCGAATCTACCATCTCTATTACTGTCAAAATCTGACATGACTGCGTAGATACCTTCTACTATATTAGATGTTAGATATTCATACTCTCCAGATCTAGCTAAGTTCTGAGCTTCTAAAGCTCCTATACCTACTCTACTGAGTATCAATTGTAACCCGTCTTGGCTTACATTAGAGACACTATCTGCTACATTCTTCATATATGCAGCAAAAGGACCTGAGTCCATATTCATACTCTCTAACCATGAAGTAAAGTGTGAAGTACGTTCTATCAGTTCCTCTCTAAGTTCATTATTGTCTCCAGCATAATTGTTAATCCAATGTTCTAGAGTCTTCAGATTCTCTAGCGTAGCTTCAGCATTAGCTGAATTACCTGCAGTATTACCTCTAATCTCGTCTAACGCATCTTCCATATGCATAGAGGAGAAATTATATCTAGTATAGAATTTATTAAAGATATCTGCTACTGTATTAATATTAACGTCTAGTGTTTCTTGAGTGAGGAGCATAGGCTTCGCCATCTCTTCGATAGCATCTAGATTACTAGTTACTCCTTGGAAAATAGATATGATCTGTCCGTAGGATTCCTGAGGACTGAAAGCTGAACCTGTAGCTACGTTCAGCTCTGCTACTGTGCTCATTATCTCTCCTCGGAACTCTCTTACTATATCTCCGGACATACCAGATAACTTAATCATCTGATTACTAGCGTCAGAGAATTTATCTATTTCCCTACCTACTCCTTCAAGTCTTCCTAGATGATCCCAATAGTTAGATAATAAATTGCTAGTACTATCAAGGACAGATGCAAATCTTCCACCTGCCTGTTCTACCTGTCTACCACTTCTCTCAGCACTTTCCCCAGCTGAATTAATGCGAACACTGAATCCTCCTAGGGACTTTCCTGCCTCTCTCATCTTAGCTTCATAAGAGGCTGTAGTCTGCTCTAGAGTCTCATAATTTTTAAGAAGTTTCTGAGTTATAGATTGAATATTCTTCGCAGAATTCTCAGAGGCAATAGCGATAGATTTTATGGAGTACTCTACTTTATTCATAGTAGTAGCTAAGTGTTCACTTATCCTCAAGCTTCTAGCGAAAGACTTCTCTAAGTCTTGTAGTATAGATAACTGCTTCTGTTGATAAGTACTCCAATTTAATTCAGTTTTTAATACTGCCAAGAGCTATCACCTCCTCGATTAATGCGTTATAATATAGTCAGACCTAATATTTTCTCTATTATGAATATTATCCCAGATACTGCTAGTAAGAATATTATAGCTTTTATAGCACTACCTGGTGTAGTCTTGCTTCCGTAAGGAGTACTACCTTTATAGGAAGAATCTCTCTTATTTAAAGCTCTCAAATTGCTACATACTGTAACTACTTCTCCTGGACGTAATATATGATCTTTCAAATCATCTACATCAATTACTCCTCCAGGGATAGGACCTCCTAAATTCTTTTCAATTTCTCTAAGATTAGTCTTGATAGTCAGTATCTCGCCAGTAGTGAATATTTTATTCTTCATAAGTCATTCTCCTTTAATAGTTATTATGGTGTTTCTTTCACCCTTACATTATTATAATACGTGGAATTATCTTAATTCCCTTTATATATTATTCATTTGTTTTCTACCTCTAGCTCCTCCATACATCTGAGCTAGAGATTCATCATACTCTCTATCTGATTTTAACTGAGAGTTAAGCAACTCTACATATTTACGGAATTCATAAGTAGATAAGTTGTCTACTTCTGAAGGCTGTATACCTGCATAGTAAGACAGATAGAATGAAGATTCCACGATATTCTCTAAATTACCTGCTAAAGACAGGACGAAAAAATTCTGGAGAGAACTGTATATTTACATCGATATATTGTCTACATTCAGGACAAGTATATTCAATACTAGGAACTACTCCGAATCTTATATTCTCTCTAGTAGATAGTATGACAGATGCATCTAAGTTAGTAAGAGCTCCTACATATCTTTCAATCTCTACGAGATTTGTCAATTCTTTCTTCCCATCTTTGTTCGGAGATGCGAGCTCGATCTTTTCGATAGATCTCACGATACGTACTATATACTCAGACTCGTCATTAGCATTTCTTCTCTTTCTACGTTTGATCTCTCTATCTATCTCTTCGATATCAGCATTTGTAGGTAATTTAGTATATACTGTATCTCCTCTGTGAGGTAATTTTACTTTTAACTCATCTAAATAATTTTCATCTAGAATCTCTACAGGCAATTCCGATAAATCAACTGTGATATCTATCTTTTTACCACACTCAGGACATCTAGTACGGAACTTGTAATCACTACCATAAGATAGAATTCTTAATTTGAATAATAGATATAGAGTATCAGGTAATGTTAATGCTGATACATCGATATTCTCAGGAGAAGTTATGGTACGCTGTAGTAGCTGATGTATAGAAGATGACGCAGCTTGACTAGCTCCTGACAGATATTTCTGATCTGCTACCATCATACATCTCTGGACTACTACACCTCCAGGTATCTCAGGATTTAGCAAACCTTGAGATGGTAATGTGACTTCTTGAGTAAAATTATAATTAGTTGACATTGATAATACCTCTCTTTCATATCCTTCAATCTCCACCCTCTATAGATGAGATATCTAAACAACATCTTCTGATGGAATTCAGACATTAAGTCTTCTCTAATATACTCCTCATTATCTGATATTAGTATAATACTAAAGAAGCCTTAGGAGATCTCCTAAGGCTTCTTTCAATTTATATATCTCGATACACATCATAGTGAATGAGATTATAGAGGAAGTATGATTATCTAGTAACCTTCTCAGTCTGATAATTGTCTCTATTAATAGTAGCTTTATCATACTGAAGTGTGATATTGATAGTCTTTACTCCAGGACTATCGTAACTTACCTGACCATAGTCTACTGCAGATGGCCAGACACCTTCAAGAGTCCATACACGTAGAAGAGATCCATCTGGAGCATACTGAGTAACATATGCAGGCTTCTTGTAATCCGCAGCGAATCCGATAGCATCTGTATCTTTGTCGTAAACAGTCTTTCTCCATTCGTCGATAACTTGCTCTATATCTTCTTGTACAAAGTCTCTTACTACGAGAGAACCACTACCATTAGCGTTAGCTTTACCAGCTACTGTGATAGTAGTATTACCATAGTTCAAGGAGATAACTTCATTCGACTCATTAGGTAAGAATCCAGATACTACAGCAAGAATTAAAGGTCTTACTTTAGAAACATTATCAATCTGGATTTCAAAGTTATTAGTACGTTGTACTTCGAATCCTGCACTCGCAAGATGAGAAGCTCCTAAAGATTCTATATTAGACGGCATAATACCCCTCCTTCAATTATTCTGTAATGATACCATTAGCTTCAAGTACTTCATTGAAGTCAGCACCTG